AACACCTGACCACCGATCAAATTGATCGGCTTCAGCCCGTAGGGGGCGTCAACGGTGGGGTAAGCCATGAAAGACTCCTAGATTAAGTACCAGATCCGAAAGTGACCTTGGACTTCTTCTCAGAGAAAAGAGGCATCCGAGGATCACTCTCACGAAGGAAGTTGTTGTCTACCGATTCCACTTGGGCACGATTTTGGCCCTCGTAGTGCTTGGTGCGTTGCTCCATGAACTCCGCAGGAATACGGCAAAGCAACAGTCCGCCCACTTCAATGCAGCCCTTAAAGCGGCCATCCGTGGAGGCGTGCATCATGAGTTCAGGATAGTCCTGCTCTTTGCAGGGTTCGTATCCCTCACGCAACTTCGAGGAGATGTTGCTCGGATCAGCAGTGCCCATCGTGGAAGTGCGGACCCAGCGGTGTTTCCACCCCGGACGCTCAGTCGGCGAAGGCAAAGTCTCAGGCGGACGCCACGCTTGCGGGCGCATCGTCGTCTCACGAGAATCCAATTCACGAGCCAGACGGCTCTGGGTTTTGGTCTGTTCCATCATCCATTCCTCTTCAGTTGTGCAACCTGTTTCGCGTACAGCTCCAAAGGAACCCCAAGACGCTTAGCGATAGCGGCCTCGGATGCCTTCAGCCTAATGCGATTAGGCGGGGTGCTACGGGTAGCCGGAGCCACGACCGGAGCGGGTTTTGGTGCACGGCTTGGAGTTTCTTCCTCAGCCGGTTCGTCATTGCTCCCGAAATACTCGGGGAATCTGCGACGCATAGTAGCGTCAACAACCTTGTAGTACTCATCGGAACCTACGTAGCTGTCACCTTTCTCCTGAGCCAACCGCTGATGCAGCCCGAGGGCGGAAGCGGTCATTTCAGGGTCAGTGCCAAACCACGTATTAGTCTGCACCCATTGCTGGTCGCGGTCGGTTACCCGAGGCGTACTACTACGTTGGACGGGTTGTACATCATTTTGCGGAGCCTGTAAAGGACGCATTTCCTGAGCTTTTTCCAAGCGCAAAGCAGCTTTAGCTACTTCGGCCTGAGCTTCGGCCAAGGCATCGGAATCTCCGGCCTCGTACGCTTCCTTATATTTCTTCTTGGCGGTCTCTAGTTCGAGGTTCGCAGAAGACTGGGACTGCTCCACAAATGCCTTGGAACTAACAGCCGCGTGCTGTTGCAAACGGCGGTTCTCTTCAATAACCTGACGGGCGTAGGCTTCCGCAGCCTCGCGTTCACGGATCGCCTGCTCTTTGGCGCGACGCTCGTCGTGATAGCCCTTGGTGAACTTCTTGATCCGAGCCTGGACCTTTTCGTCGTACGACGAAAGCTCATCCTCAGACGGCTCATCGGGCGGCGCGGCGGCAGGTTTGCGGCCACGGTCCTCAGGAGGGGTGTCGTCCTCGATCTCGATCTCAAAGTCATCAGACGCCGCTTCTACAGCGGCTTCTTTGTTTTCCTTTTCGTCAGGAAACTCGTATTTATCTTCTTCAAACTTGTTCTGCGCCATGCTGATCTCCTTAGGCAGCGCGGGTAATGCCACGCGGATCTTCGACGACGGCCTCGACCGAATCATCGTTGATGATGCGGAACTCACGGCCATGAATCTTCAGGCGGGTGCCTGAATTGGGGCGAACGATGACAAGGTCACCGGTCTTGCACGACGGTCCACTGGGGAACCGGGTCTTGTCTGCGTATGCGTCTGGACCCATCTTCACTACGAATAGGACGGGAGTAAGCACCTCCTCGTAGTACATGGTCTTGTCGGACTTGACCAGTCCAACTTCGCTGTCGGCATACTTTTCCATCGCTTCCGGGACAACGCACAGAAGGTGGAATGTCTTGGGGTCAGGCAGTTGCTTAGCCTTGTCCTCAGACGGTTTGTTCAGCAACGGGGCCAAATCTACGGCTCCCGCGAAATCAGTCATCATGCGAATGCTCCAAGCGTTGCACGAGGTCGTTAATGATTGCTTCTGCGAGGCTCAGACCCCGGATGATCCCGCAGACGTTACGGTACTCGTCAAAGTTAATAGCTCTACCAGCGCCTAGAAAGGCGATGTTGTCGCTACGCATCTTGTCGATTTCCTTGACCACGTGGGCCAAGAGCTTCATGTCATTCAACGTTTCTCCTTCTTAGGCGGTTGCTGCGCTTGGCGCTGTGCGCTTTGCGCGATCATTTGGGCACGGTGCTTGGCGATGTCTGCGCCTAGCTTGGCCCCGTCAATAAGCTGCTGTTTCTGCAACTTATCCTTTGCAGCGGCTGCTGTAGCCGCGACTTGCATGGCAGCGATCTCTTTCTGAGCCGCGATCCGAGCCTTCTCGATTTCGAGCTGGTCGGCCTTGGCGGCTGCTTCGATCTGCTGCTTCTGTGCCTTGAGTTGGAGATCCTGTTGCTTGAGCTGAAGCTCTTGCATCTGCATTTGGACGATGGGATCTTGTGCCTGCTGCTGAGCTTGCTGCTGTGCAGCGGCGGCTTGACTCTGCTGAGTCAACATCATTGAGGCTTGTGCAGCAAGTTGTGCAACTTGTGCAGCCACCTCGGGAGCCATGTTCTCAGACTGCTCCTTGGTCGGCAGCATGAGGCCGATCTGCTTCTCGACTTCCTTGCGGTACTGGAACGCCAAGTGCTCGTTGATGTGCGCCATAGCAGCCATCGTGATCTGCTGCCCCATCGGCGTGTTCTGCACCATACCCATGATGGCCGGGTTCTGGAGCATCGACATGTGGGTGGCGATGTGCGCTGCGTGGTCCTGCTCGATGAACGCCTTGACCGGCTTGACGCGCAGGATGTTCTGGTTCTCCTGCACGGGGTCCACCGGCTTCTGGTCGTCCTCGATGGGCACCAGCTTGGCAGCGTTCTTGATGCCCAACACCTCAATCATCTGGCGATGCAAGAGGGGCAGGTCGTAGAGCTGAGGCGCGGTTTGCGCGAGTTGCAGTGCAGCTTGGTACTGCACGATCTTCTGAGCCATCGTGGCAGCGTTGGGGTCGCTGACCGGGATGACCTCCACCATGTCGTAGTCGCCACGCTTGGCTGCGCGCTCGGCATCCTCAGGCTCGTAGTCGTAGTCCTCCGGGGTGTAGTCGGCGATGATGGTCTTTAGGAGCTTGAACTCCTGCTTCATCGCATAGTGCAGACGTGCCTGCACAGCGCCCACCACCTTCAGGGTGCGCTCAAGGATGGCCAGGGTGGTGCCCACCGGAGCTTGGCTGCTCATGTCGCTGACCTTCATGTCGCCAGCGGAAGCAAACTGACGGCCTTCGGCCACGATGCGGTCGAACAGCGTGTACAGAACCTGAGACGGCTCCTTGTACGGCAGCGGGAGGATGTTGTCGCGGATAGAGCCAGAGGGAACGTCTACGTCTCTGAACTCTCCGGGGGCGATTGGGGTGTCATCTCCTTTGATTCGGAGTCCACGGCTCTTGAGCCCGCCCGGCAAATTAGAAAGAGTGCCAGCGTCAACAAGCTGGCGAATGAGCATAGTAGCAGACTTAGCGTAACCACCAATAAGGTGAATGAGTCCATAGCCGTAGAACCCAAACCCAGGGATGTACTGGTAGTGTACAAAGTGCTGCCGCTTCGTGTGAAGCTCATCGCCCTCGTACCAATTACGGCGGATGGCCAGTACCTTGCGCGTGCTCTTCTCGATGGTCACCACGTACGGCAGCGCGATGCCGGTAGGCTCGCCGTCCTTGTTCTTATGCTCGTAGCCCTTCAAGTCCAGGTCCACGTGCATCTCAAGCAGCCGGAAACGATCATCCTGGAGCGCCTGCATGCCTTGCTCCTCGGCCTTCTGCTTCTCGATGTCGTCCAGCTCGTGCGACGGCTCGCCCAGGTCCACGTCGCTGTAGAACCCAGCTTCTTGCAGCTTCAGGATCTCGTTCTTCGTTTTACGCATTACGTGCGTAACCCGTTCGGCAGTCTCCAGGTTCTTGGCACCGTACGGCACCACGATGTCCTCGGCGGGGATGAACACCGCCATCTGCCGCCCGAATGACGGGTCGTAGTAGACCTTCTTGAACGCAGAGCCTGCGATGGGCAGGTTCCACAACAGCTTCTCGTGCTCCGGGCGGTACTCGGTCATGACCTCCGTAAGCTGGTAGTTCATGTCATCACGCACACGGTTGGCAGCGTCGTCCTTCTGCGGAGTGTCTTTGCCAACGATGCGTGTCTTGACCGGCCCCTGCGCGGGGAACGTCTCCATGATGGCCTCTGACTGAAAGCGCACCACGCTCTCGGTCAGCATGGGGTGGAACACGCCACACGCGCCCTGCCACGGTTCTGTTCTCTCTTCGTACTTCAGACCCAGCAACTTCAAGCCGTTGACGTACGTCTCGGCCCAGTCTCTGCGGTCGCCAATGTCCTTGCTGAAGTCTTCAACCAAGTCTTCGCCCAGACTCTGCATCACCTTCTCGTCCACGTAGTCGGCGAGGTTGGCGTCGAAGTCTTCTTCAGAGCCCTTGGGCTCCGGGCGCAACTGGATCTCAATGTCGCCCATGCCGATAGTTACCGATTCCGGGTCTTCGATCTCAATCTCGATGGGCTCCATCTCTGCAACTTCTGCATCCAGCCCCAAGGGAGCGCCGTACAGAGCCTTGTCAATTCCACTTGTGGCCATGATCCATCCTTAAACGGTGTAGTACTTTTCTTTCCGGTAGCCCCGGAACCATCTGATGTCGTCGGGCTCGTCGGTGGGTAGGCGAAGGAAGCCACCCTGCCGGTAACGCAGCAGTGCCTGCGTCATGGAGTCAACCATGTCGTCGTGTTCGCCAGCGGGGAACGCCGCGACTTCCTCGACCAACTCCTCGGCCCAATTCCTATTAGGCACCCAAACACGCC